CTGACGGTCCCACACCTGGCGACACTGGTGTGGTAGGGATCGGCGCCGCCGGACCGCTCACTGTGAGTGATGAACGGCTGGCGAGCCCGTGGTACGACATCGGCGCCCCCGAGCGGGCCGATGGGATGCCTGCGGCATTCCCGGCAGTGCACCCCGATGCGGTGGGAACGCGCGCGGAGCGCTGGGCGACGTGGGTCGAGGACCAGGTCGGCCCGCTGCGGTGGTGGCAGAAGCTGGTGATGGCGCGGGCCCTGGAGGTCGACGCGGCGGGCGAGTTCGTGTGGCGGCGGGTGCTGGTGACGACGCCGCGGCAGGTGGGCAAGAGCGTGCTGCTGTCGGCGCTGGCGCTGGCGCGCATCCACGCGGCGGAGGAGCTGGGCGAGGAGCAGCTGGTGCTGCACCTGTCGATGAACCTGATGAACGCGGGCTCGGTGATGGGGCGGCACTGGCCGTGGGCGCACGAGCGCGGCTACCGGGTGACGCGGTCGAAGGAGCAGCAGGCGATCACGCTGCCCACGGGCGACCAGTGGCGCATCGTGGCGGCGAAGTCCGCGTTCGGCTTCTCGGCGGGCTGCGTGCTGGTGGACGAGGCGTGGGAGCTGTCGCGGCAGGAGATCACGTCGGGCGTGATCCCCACGATGGCGGCGAGGTCGCACGCGCAGCTGTGGATGTTCTCGACCGCCAACAACCTGTGCACCGACTACGTGCCGGGCCTGCTGCGCGGGTCGGACCCGTCCGCGGCGGTGATGGGCTGGTGGGCGCCGCGGGACTCCGACCCGCAGGACTGGGAGGCGCTGCGGGCCGCGTCGCCGTACCACGACGAGCGCCGTGCGGTGGCGGTGCGGCTGATGTGGGACTCGGCGCCGGAGCTGCGCAGCGAGTTCCTCAACATCTGGCCGGACGTGTTCGCCGATGCGGGCCGCTGGCTGAGCCTGGTGGACTGGCAGGCGGCGAGGGCGGACCGGCTGCCCGCGCCTGCCGGGCCCGTGGTGGGCGCGGTGGAGGTCAACCGCACCGGGGAGCGGGTGACGTGGATGCGCGGCCACCTGGACGCGCAGGGCCGTCTGGTGGTGCGCGGCGGTGCGGCGGGATCGGTGGACCGGGCGCTGCAGGACATGGGCGCGGTGGAGTCGATGGTGGCTGGCGCGAGCCTGCGCCCGATGCTGGAGGTTGAGGTGCCGGTGCAGTCCTACGGCGTGGCGCAGACGATGGCGTGGTCGGGCGTGTTCGCGGAGGCGGTGCGGCGCCGCCAGGTGGTGCACGACGGCGATCCGTGGCTGCTGGGGCAGGTGGCGGTGGCCAGGGCGGAGGCACGGGGCGAGCAGGGCGCGGTGCTGGCGCCGCGGCGGACGCCGGGCGATGACGTCACGGGCGTGAAGCTGTGCATCTGGCTGCACCACCGGCTGCGGCGGCGCGATGTGGACCGGCCGCAGCCTGCGGCTGCGATCTGGTAGCGGTTTCCGTTAGCCTGCACGGTGTGGCATGCATGCCACACCGGAGGTCGTGCATGGTCGCATCGCGCAGGGTGAGGCAGCGGGCGTGGTTGCCGCTGCGCTCCAGCGGCGAGATTTCCCGCAACGGTCCGTCCCGATGGGTCGGCGGCGGCGGCGTCGCGCCGTCCTCGCTGGCGTGCTCGTGCGGCGGCACCGGGTGCGCCGACTGCGCGCTGGTGTGGCCCGCCGGACCGGGCAGCGGCATGGCCGTCGGCGGGTCGCACCTGAACATCGGATACGGCTACGGGCCGATCGGGCCGAACGGCCCCGACCGCGGCAACTGGCCGTTCCTGCCGGGCGCGGACGCGATGTGGTGGGGCAACGGCGGCGCGGGCGGCAGCCTGCTGCCGGCGGTGACGCGGCTGACGACGCTGATCGTGTCCACCGTGGTGCGGACCCGGTGGCGGCTGCTGCGCGGCCGGACCGAGGAGATCCCGCTGCCGCTGTGGGTGACCGACCCGCAGCTGGCGGGCGGAAGGCACGGCGAGGGCGGCAGCCTGATCCCCATCACGCACCGCCTCGACCAGTTCGGCGTGTGGTCGACGCTGCTGACGCACGCGCTGTGGTGGGGCCGCGCCGGGTTCGCGGCGATCGAGGGATCGGACGGCCAGCCGTTGGCGGGCAGCATCCGCATCCTCAACCCGTTCCTGGTGGGCGCGGGCGAGCACGGCGGTTTCGTGCTGGACCCGGGCGGCGACGACCCGCTGGTCACCGACGCCGACGGCCGGGTCCGGGTGGGCGGCCGCGACTGGCGCGTGGTCGTGCTGCGCGGGCTGCCGCCGCACGACCAGGGCGACCATTTCGGCGGCGTGCTGGTGCGCCACGCGGCCACGTTCGGCGTCGGCGCGCACATCCAGTCCTACTCGCGCGGCGTGTTCCACCAGGGCGTGCCCGCGGGCGTGCTCAAGGTCAGCACGCCGAACTTCGGCGCGGAGGAGGCGCAGACGCTGCGCGCCGCGTGGGAGCGCGCCCACGGCGGCGACCGCCGCGGCGTGGCGATCCTGAACGCCGGCGTGGACTTCAGCCCGGTGTCGCTGTCCCCGGTGGAGACCGATCTGGACCGGGTGCGCCGCGGCAACCTCATGGACGTCGCGCACGCATTCGGGGTGTCCAGCGCGTGGCTGGACATCGGCGGGGACTCGCTGACCTACGCCAACATGGTCGACCGCCGCCGCGACCTGCTCACACACAGCCTGGAGGGCTTCGCGGCCCAGTTCACCGAGGCGCTCAGCTCCGTCCTGCCGATCGGGCAGCACGTCGAGATCGCCTGGTCGGACTACACGGCGGCGTCGCTGGAGGAGTCGGTGCCGGTGCTGGTGCAGGCGGTGCAGGCGGGGGTCATGACGGTCGATGAGGCGCGGCGGCACCTGCGGCTGCCGCCGATGAGTGCGGGAGGTCCGGATGCCGGGCAAGAAGTGTGACGAGTGGCGCGTGATCGGGACGGTGTTCCGAGCGGCCGACGCCGATGAGGGCGACCGGATCATCGAGGGGCTGTGCGCACCCTACGACCGGCTCGCGCCGATCGCCGGGACGTACCTGGAGCGGCTGACCCGCGAAACGTTCGCAGAATCGGTGACCCGGGGCGAGGGCCGCAACATCCCGCTGCTGGCCGACCACGACAACAGCACCGCGGGCATCGTGGGCAAACCGCTGGAGTGGCGCGACACCGATGAGGGACTGGTGGGCGCGTGGCAGCTGGACGACAGCGACTTCGCGCGGGAGAAGTACCGCCTGGCGCGCGAGGGCATGCTGCGCGGGCTCAGCGTCGGGTTCCAGGCGGACCCGCTGCGCGACGACGTGGACATGTCCGGCGACGTCCCGGTGGTCACCCGCATCGGCGCGAAGCTGCGCGAGGTGTCGCTGGTGGCGGTGGGCGCCTACGACGCGGCGCTGATCACGAAGGTGCGGACGGCGGGCGTGCTGCGCGCCGACCCGAGGATCGCGCGGTACCGCGCGGAGATGGGGCTGTCATGAGCGGCAGGGTGTGCGCGACGCAAGGGTGCGCGGGCAACGACGGGACCGTCCACACGTTCGAGGGCCCGGCGGTGTGCGCGGCGTGCATGCGCCCGCTGTCGCCCGCCCCGCAGCGGCCGGCCAAGCGCGGCAGGTGATCGACGCGGCCACGGTCGCGGGGATCAGGGCGGAGCACCGCCCGGTGATGCGCGACCCGACGTGCATGTGCGCGGGCTACGAGTGCCGGTACTGCCGGGCCACATGGCCGTGCGACGCGGAGCGGTGGGTGCGCGACGACGGTCACGCCCCGTACGGGATCAACGACTATCACGCGGGCAAAGTGTGACGCGTTGCACTATCGTGGTGGTGCTTGCGGACGGATAGCGCCCGACGCCCCGATGCGGACCACCCGCAGTCGGCGGACAGGGATGCGACGCCTCCGGGGCGGCATGAATCTTTTCATCCGATCATGGCGAACCCCGGGAGGTCGACGGCCATGCACAACCCCACCATCATCCGGCTCCAGGGCGAGAAGCGGGACCGCGAGCAGTTCGTCGGCAACCTGCTGTCCCAGGCCGAGTCCGAGGAGCGCGCGCTCACCGACTCCGAGGTCGCCAACATCGAGGCGGCCAAGGAGCGCGTCGCGCAGATCCAGTCGCAGCTGCAGCCGCTCGTCGAATGGGAGGAGCAGCGCACCAGCGCCGCCGACCTCGACAAGCGCATCCGCAACGCGGAGCTGCGCACCGACCTGGTCGCGAAGTCCGATCCCGTCCCGCTGGAGGGCCGCAGCCTCGGCGATGCGTTCGTGCGCAGCGCCGAGTTCCGCAGCGCCGCCGGCGGCGTGATGCGCGATCGGTTCTTCGCGCCGACCACGTTCGGCGAGCTGACCCGCGCCGCCACGGTGCTGAACGAGGGCGCCGCTCCGGGCAAGAATTTCCTGCCCGCCCCGCAGAAGATCTACGAGACCAACCCGCTGCTGTCGTACCGGCTGTGGGACGCGGTCAACCACGTCCAGGTCAACTCCAACAGCGTGGAACACATCACCTGGGGCACGTTCGAGGGCGGCAAGTCCGCCGCCGAAGTCCAGCCCCTGGGGGAGAAGCCTTCTGAGGAGCTCTCCAGTGTTCTGAGCACGATCAACATCCCCGTCGTGGCGGGACTGGTCGAGGTCACCCGGCAGCTGTTGCAGGACGGCGGCAACGCCGTGCGGCAGTGGATCGACGGCGAACTGATCCGGTCGATCATGTACAAGGCCGAGAAGGACATCGCCGGGCTGCTCGCCGGCGCCACCGCCACCACCGGCGCCTCCAAGGTGCCGATGATGGGCGTCATCCGGCAGGCCCAGGCCGTGATCCAGTCCAAGGGCTACATGCCGAACGCGCTGATCGCGAACCCCGCAGACCTCGCGTCGCTCGATCAGGCGATCTACACCAGCGGGTACCTGGTGCCGCAGGTGTCGAGCGCCTACTGGGGCCTCACCCCCATCCCGTCGCCCACGATGGCGGCTGGTACCGTGGTGGTGGCGGATCTCTCCCGGGCGATCACCGTGTTCGAGCGCACCGGAATCGAGGTCTACACCAGTGATGCGGGAATTGTAGTCACCGCCGGCGCTGCCAATGTGGGTAAAGACCGGTTCGCCACCAACACATTCTGCCTGCTCGCCGAAGCCCGTTTGAAGGCCGCCGTGACGCACGCGGACGCGATGGCCAAGGTCGTCGTCACCCCGTGACCGGGGCGGGTCGGACCTGGGTGCGGACATGGTGACACTGGCGGACATGAAGGCCGAGATCGGGCTGGACCCGCTCGACGCCGCGGACGACGCACGCGCGTCGGCCGCTCTCGCCGCCGCCGTCGACTACTGCAACCAGGTCCGGCCCGACCACGACTGGCGCAACCCGGCCCCGAGGCAGAAGCGCGGGCTGCTGCTGCTGGCCGTGCACCTGTTCGAGAGGGCGGGCGCCACGGGCGAGGAGCAGAACGCGGGCTACGAGTTCGGGTCGCCGCAGCTGGTCGGCCGCCATGTGCAGGAGCTCATCGGGATCGGGCGGCACTTCCCGCCGGTGGTCGCATGAGCGTCCTGGACGAGGCCGACCGGATCGTGGCCGATCTGCGCGCGGCGGGGGTGCGGGCCACCGATGACCCCCGGTCCGCGCAGAGCATGCCGTGCGCGCTGCTGCAGCGCCCGGCGATGGTGCCGCTGGGCAACCTGTGCCAGAACCTGCGCATCGAGTGGTCGCTGTGGCTGCTGGTGTCGGGCGGCGACAACCGTGCGACGTGGCGGGCGCTGGAGACCATGCGCGAGCGGGTGTGGGCGGTGCTGAAGCAGCAGATCACCGGCTGCGACCCGGACATCTATCCGATCAACGAGAAGGCCGACGTCCCGGCCTACCGCATCACATTCGAAACCGTGATTTAGCACACAGAAGGAAAACACGATGGCCACTCCGTACATCGCCAACGAGATCACACTGGAACTCGACCTGACCGGCAAGACCGCCGCCGACGGCACCACCGGCGGCAAGGTCGAGATCTCCTGCTGGATCCAGGCCTACAACATCGCCAAGGACGGCGGCGGCAACGAGACCGTCGACGTCGCCACCATGTGCCCCACCGGGCTCTACAAGCTGGTCAACAAGTCCGCGGGCGGCGGTTACACGCTGAACCTGGACTACGTCAACGACTGGTGCACCACCGGCACCAGCGCGGCGGCGAACAGCCTGTCGTGGCTGCTGGTGAAGTTCCCGAACGCGACCAACGTGCCGTTCAAGCTGATCGACCGCGCCGGGTGCTCGACCGGGATCACCGTGTCGGGCGTCATCAGCCAGCTGCCGGACTTCGCGGTCGGCGGCCAGGCCGGGCAGGTGTCGAGCGTGTCGGGCGCCGCGTTCCCGCTCACCGGCAAGCCGACCATCGTCGCGGCGGCTGCGGCGGCGGCCGCGACCGGAGCCACGGCGGGCACCCCCGGTGCGTGGACCCCTGCGGGCTCGCTGACCCCGCTGGACCTCACCGCGGCGAACGCGCTGGCGCTCTCGCTCGGCGCGAAGTGGGCGACGGGCCAGTACATCCTCACGTCGACCAAGGACGAGATCCACTGGGACGGCACCAAGTTCGCAGCGGGCCGCGCGGTCTGACCGATGCTCCCGGCGGCGGGCGTTTCTCCGTGCCCGCCGCCGGGTCCCCCCCGGGCGCTAGCATCGGCTGTGGCATGCATGCCACGGCGAACGGAGAAGACAGATGCTGCGCTACAAGTTCGAGGTCGTGCTGGAGACGGACGGCGGCGACGACGACACCTACGAAGTCCTGGTGGACGCCAGGGACATCCGCGAGTGGGAGGCGAGGCATGACAAGAGCTTCCTCACCAATGCGCTGTCCCTCACCGACACCACCGAGCTCGCATATTTCGCGACCGCCCGCACCAAGGTGCGGCAGATCGACATGGCAGGCTTCCTGGCCCGCGCGGTGTCGGTGTCCGATGCCAGCAAGGACGGGGGCGAGGAGCCTGCCCGCCCTACCCGGAAGGGTCGTGGGGGTACACCAGCGTCGCGCTGATGCTGCGGACGCGGATCCCCGCGTCGTACTGGGACGCCGCCCCGGCCGCGGAGGTCGCGACGGTCATGGAGATCCTGCGCCGACAGTCGGAGCCGGACCGGGCGCCGGGCGAGACACTGGTGTCCGGCGGACAGCGGCGGTGACCCCATGACCGCGTTCAGCGTGCTGAGGGACAGGGAGTGGGACCAGGCGCGCAAGACTGCGGAGATCTTCGCCAGGACCGCATCGAGGCAGGACCGGGCGCTGCTGCGCAGCCGGATCGTGGACGAGGTGCTGGAGCCGCTGGTCGAGGATCTGCGCGACGCGG